TTATAGGAAAAAACAATGGCAGCGATTATTACTGAAAAATTCAGACAACATAATGCAGAACAGTTCTTTGAGTCATTCTCTGAAGCTTCTGCATCTACATATTATTTGTTTATCGGAAAGAGTTCACCTTTCAGCGTGAGTACTTCTGGTGGCGATGACAACTCCCCCCCAACTCCAAACGATGACGTTGTATTGGAGCAACACAAATGGGATTCAATGCTCGCTGCTAAGTTGATATCAACTTCTGATGTTGCATTCTGCGCCCCTCGTAGAGATTGGGCAAACAGTACAACATATGATATGTATGAACACGATATTTCTACAACCAATCCCACAACAAGTGGTGCAACAAACCTATACGATAGTACGTTCTACTTTATGACTTCAGAATATAAAGTATATAAAGTGCTTGACAATAACAACGGAGTTGCATATAGTGGTGTAGAACCTACATCAACTTCGGCAATCCCATTTGAACTTGGTGGATATACTCTTCAGTATATGTATACATTGAGTGTATCAAATATTGATAAGTTTTTAACTTCAGACTTTATCCCTGTGGCAACTGACTCTGCTGTGTCGGGTGCTGCTGCAAATGGTTCAATTGATACACTAAGAGTTGTCGCTGGTTCTGGTTTTGCAGACGGTACATACTATTCACCTATTGATGGTGACGGTTCAGGCGGTGTCGTAGAGATTAAAGTTGCTGGTGGTGCGATTCAAAGACAAGGTTCTTCTGGTTCAAATATATTTGCCGCTGGAACTGGTTATACATTTGCTACTGTTGACCTGTCAAATACATTTTCAAATAGTGGAATGACTGTCGGTGCTTCAATCGGTTCTGGTTCTGGTGGTTCAGTTATACCAATCATTTCTCCTAGAGGTGGACACGGCAAAAATGCAGTTGAAGAACTTGGTGCTCATTATGTAATGATGAACACTAAACTGGAACAGGCAGAAGGTGATGATGTAACAGTTGCAAACGACTTCAGAGAAGTTGGTATTGTAAAAGACCCTTTCAACTTTGGTACAACAACTATTTCTTCTGCATCAACTCGCAGACAATCATACGCAATCAAGATGGCAGCATCTCCATCAACAGATTATATCATTGATGAAAAGATTACACAGTCAACTACTGGCGCAGTCGGTAGAGTTGTAGAATGGGATGCAACGAGAAAGATTCTTTATTATGTACAGGAAAGATTTACAGACTTTGGTATTGCTGCAAATGGAAATCAGATTTCATTTTCTGGTGCAAATACTGTAACAGGGGCAACATCAAATGCCGCTGCTACTCCTTCTGCAACCTCATCTGAAAACGTAACACTTGCTGGTGGAACAACTTTGACATTTACATCTGGATATGCAAATCCAGAACTTCAACCAGATAGTGGACATATTCTTTATGTCGAAAACAGACGCCCGATCTCTCGTGCATCTGACCAAACAGAAGATATTAAAATCGTAGTGGAATTCTAAAAAATGGAAAAAACTAATCTTAACGTAGCACCATACTATGATGACTTTGCAGAGAGCAAAGACTTTCATAGGGTTCTCTTTCGTCCAGGCTTTGCCGTACAAGCAAGGGAACTATCACAACTACAGTCTATCATGCAAAACCAAATCGAAAGATTTGGGCGTCATATGTTTCAAGAGGGTACAGTTGTTATTCCTGGCGCTGTTGGGTACACTGATGAATACTACGCAGTTAAGATTGATTCTACATTAAGTGGCGCAGATATTTCAGCGCAAATCCAAGACTACGTTGGTAAAAGAATTACTGGAACAACCAGTGGTGTTGTTGCTGAAGTCATTCAGGCGGTCGCTGCAACAACTAATGATCCTATTACTCTTTATGTTAAATATATTAGTACTGGTACAAACAATATAACCACAGTGTTTACAAACGGAGAAAGAATCTCTGCTAATGGAACAGTTGGTTCGTTTGGTAGTGGTGTAGACTCTGCACAGTTGAATGCTACAAACGCAACTGCAACTGGTTCTTCTGCAAACATTCAAGAGGGTGTTTACTTTGTTCGTGGACACTTTGTAAGAGTTGCAGAACAAAGAATTATTCTAGACAAGTATACTAATACTCCAAACTATAGAGTTGGTCTTACAATCACTGAAGGACTGTCAACACCAGAAGAAGATACTTCTCTGTTGGATAACGCACAGGGAACTTCTAACTTCAACGCAAAGGGCGCTCATAGACTCAAGTTTACATTAACTCTTTCTAAACTTGCTTTAGATTCTGTCGAGGATGCGAACTTCATTGAACTTCTTAGAATTAAAAACGGTGTTCTGTTAGAGAAAGCAAGAAACACTCAGTATTCAGTTTTGGGCGAAACTCTTGCTCGTAGAACATATGATGAATCTGGTGACTATACAGTTCGTTCTTTTGACATTGATATTAAAGAAACACTGAATGATGGATTAAACAATGGCGTGTACAATACTGGTGTAACTACAGATGATGGTAATGTCGCTAATGATGATTTCCTTACATTCCAAGTTTCGCCGGGCAAAGCATATGTTCGTGGATATGAGATTGAAACAATCTCTCCAAAATTTGTTGACGTTGCTAAACCTAGAACCTTTGAAAGTTTCAATGCCGCTGTTACCCCTGTTGAAGTCGGTAACTTTGTCGTAGTTAAAAATGTACATGGTTCTCCAGAAATCTCACCATTTATTTCTGGTGAGATTGATCAACCATATCGTGATATCGCATTGCACGACCAACAGACATCTTCTGGTGGTACTGCTAGTGGTAATAAAGTTGGTGTTGCTCGTGTAAGAGCATTTGAACATTCTGCAAACGACACTGGTTCTGGTGTCCACGTTATGACTGCTGCTGCAGAGTTCAAACTATATCTGTTTGACATTCGTATGTTTACTAAACTTACAATGTCTGCTGCTCCTAGTGGTGGTGTTACAACTGGTGCAAAAGTTACTGGCGTGACTTCTGGTGCTACAGGTTTCATTCACTCTGATACTACTTCAACTACTATTGTTCTCACAACAGTTACAGGAAACTTTGTAACTGGAGAGAGTATCAAATCAACATCTTCTACAGAAGCAGATGAGATACTTGAGAATGGTAGTAACGCAAACATTACTATTAGTTCTATTGCACAGTTTGATTTTAGTCACGTTAAACAAACATTTATGAATGACCCAAATGTTGGTGATCCAGATTTTACTGCTGATATTGTTTTACAAAATTCATTTAACCTAACAGGACTAGTTTCTTACAGTAGTAGTACTACGGTTAATGGTTTCCAAACAAACTTCACTGCTGAGTTGAGGGTTGGAGATATCGTAGGTTTCCCAACTGGTGCTGCTGGTGCTATCGAGTTTAGAAGAGTTACTGCTGTAACAAACTCAACTACAATTACAGTCAATGCTTCTCTTACTAATGCAGTCACATCTGTGGCGGCATCAAGAAAGAGAGCACAACTTTCTGACCAACAGAAAAATGTTCTTCTTCGTAAGTTGCAGAAGAACACTATTAAGACTCTAAAGACTGAAGCAAACCTTGGTGTATCTGATACACAGGTTACTATTAGACGTTCATTTACTGACACATCAACTGCTGGTGGTGCAGTATCATTTACTGCTGGTTCAAACGAAACCTTTAACGCAGTAGACAATACCGATTTTGTTCTTACAGTTATAACTGCTGGTTCTGGTGGTTCAGCAACCGCTGGGCAGATTGTAAATCTCAATAGTTCTAATGTAACAGTTGGGGGTGCTGGAACTGGAACACTTACAATCACTTCTAGTGCCGTTCTTGGTAATGGTGCTGAAGTCAGACTTATCACAACTATGACAAGAACAGTTGTTTCAGAAAAGTCAAAAACAAGAACAAGAATGCATCAAGTCTTAGTAGATCATCCGCCTGCCGGCGGGGGTTCTGGCGGTGCTAACTATGGTATTGCTGCTCACCACAAAGATATTTCTCTTGGTGTTGCTGATATTCATAAACTATGGGCAGTGCTTGACTCTGAAGATACAGGAACAAATCCTGTCCTTCCACAATGGACAATCACCGGCGCATCTGGTAACTTTACTAAAGGTGAACTTATCACTGGTGCATCTTCTGGTGCAATCGCAAGAGTTATTAATCCATTATCTCCCATCACATATGTTTCAATCAACGAGGTAGACTTCACTGCTACTGAAACTATTACAGGAAGTGAAAGTGGAACAACTGCTACGCTGGATACCTTTACTGCTGGTTCTCGTGTTATCACCAATGACTTTACATTAGACAATGGACAAAGAGATAACTTCTACGATATTGGTAAGATTGTTCGCAAACCGGCGGCGGTTACTCCAACAGGTAAACTTCTTATTGTTGCAGACTACTTCTCGCATGGTACTGGAGATTTCTTCTCTGTAGATTCTTACAGTTCTATTGATTATAAAGATATTCCAACTTACACTGCTACTCGTGTTGATCCAGAGGTTGCAGAACCTACTGGTGAATACGACTTGCGTGACACTGTAGACTTCAGGCCTCGTGTTGCTGATGTCGGACAAAGCACAGTAACCATTCAGTCACAAACTGTTTATAAGGTTACGAATATGTCCTTTAACTTTGAATCACGTTCTTTCGCTGGAACTGGTTCATCTACTGTAGGCATTCCAAAGGATAACTCAAACTTTGTTTATGACTTTGAACATTATATCGGTCGTGTGGATCAACTGTTCCTCACCTCTGCTGGTGAATTCAAAGTTGTAACTGGCGTTCCCTCTGAAAATCCAACTCAAACCAAACCACTTGATGATGCAATGAAACTTGCACACATTAATGTTCCACCTTATGTGATTAATATTAACGATGTGTCTTTTGTTAAGACTAACAATCGTAGATATACCATGAGAGATATTGGTAGACTTGAAACTCGACTTCAGAATATGGAATACTACACTGCACTTAATCTGCTTGAGAAAGATGCAGCATCTTTACAAATTCAAGATGCGAATGGACTTGATAGATTTAAGTCTGGTTTTGTTGTAGACAACTTCAAAGGACACGCAACTGGTGATGTTAAACATCCAGACTATCGTGTTGCTATTGATATGCAAGATGGTATTCTTCGTCCAAAATATTTTATGAAGGGCATTTCTTTAGAAGAAGAGAATACTACTGACGCAGAGAGAGCTGTAGATAACTACCATCTTACTGGCGAGGTTATTACTCTTCCATATACTGACACCATTGTGATTGATCAAGGATATGGAACTCGTGTTGAAAACCTTAACCCTGTTCTTAACTTTGCATGGGCGGGTATTTGTAAACTTACACCATCTGGTGATGAATGGTTTGAAGTAAGTAGACTTCCAGATTTGATTGTTAACCAAGAAGGTAACTTTGATACCTTTGTTGCACAAAACCAAAATGCGATTGGTACTATTTGGAATGCATGGCAAACACAGTGGGGTGGTGTAACATCATCTACAACTGATAGATTCCGTGAACACTCATTCCAAAGATCAATCCAACTTGCTGGTGGAAGATTTAGAGGTCGTGCCGTTATCGAAAGAACTATTACTACAAGAGAAGGAACTTCTTCTAGAAATGGTGTTCAAACTTCTATTGTCGCTCAGATTGACCATGAGTCACAGGGTGATAGAGTTGTATCACAGGCAGTCGTTCCTTTCATTCGTTCTAGAAACATTACATTCAACGCAACAGGAATGAAGCCTCGTACAAGAGTTTATCCATTCTTTGATAAAACAAGTGTAAGTCAATATTGTACTCCACAAGGTGGGTCTTTGGGTGGCGCTCTTATTACCTCTGCTGGTGGTAGAGTTATTGGAACATTTGCTATTCCAAATCCAACACAAAGAGGCGCTCCAAGATTTAGAACAGGTGAGAGACAGTTTAGACTTACCTCTGATCCTCAGAATGGACAAGAGAGTGTAGAAACTTTTGCACAAGCGATTTATACTGCAAGAGGAACACTTAATAATGTTCAAGAAACAATCATTGCAACTCGTAATGCAAGATTTGAAACTCGTGAGGTATCTCAAACTCAAAACGTATCAAGACAAGAAACTCGTGAAGATGTTGTTGGTTGGTGGGATCCGCTTGCACAGTCCTTTATGCCTCAGGCAAAGGGTGGAGAGTTTCTTACTAAGGTAGATGTTTATTTTGGTTCAAGAGATGAAGAACTTCCTGTTTCATGTCAGATTCGTGAAATGCAAAATGGTTATCCTACAACAAAGGTTCTTCCTTTTGCATCTAAAACACTAGAACCATTTGCTGACGGTACAGTATCTTATACTCAAGGTAGTACAACGATTACTGGAAGTGGTACAGAGTTCACTAAAGAAATAAGAGCTGGTATGCAAATCACCATTGAGGATATTGGTGTTAGTGGACAAGATTGCGTTTGTGATGTTGTCAGTGTAGAATCAGATACACAACTTACTATCTCTGGTGGACAGGGTGCAAGTAACTATAGGTTTACTGGCGGAGTAGAAGGAAGTTCTGGAAGTAATAAATTTTATAGTCTTGTAAACACTGATCCAGATAGAGGTGGCATCAAAACCACATTCGTATTTGATGCTCCTGTCTATGTTAAAGATGGGGTAGAATATTGTATCGTTCTCTTTACCGATAGTCCAAAGTATACTGCATGGATTTCTCGCATGGGTGAGATTGACTTGGCGGGTAGACAGATTTCTGAACAACCATATTTGGGTGTTCTCTTTAAGTCACAGAACAATACGACTTGGAGTGCATATGATTTGGAAGATTTGAAGTTCACTCTTTATCGTGCTTCGTTTGATACATCTAAAACTTCTGTTGTTACTTTGGTGAACGAATCAGTTCCGATTAGAACTTTGAATTCAAATCCAATCAGAACTTACAATGGGAAAAACTTTGTTAAGGTAACGCATTCAGATCACCATATGTATTCTTCTTCAAACAATGTTACTCTTGCTGGAGTTTCATCTGGTATCGGTTCTACATTGTCAAGTGGAATTTCTGCATCGGCGACATCACTTAATATTGCAACCACAAACGGCTGGCCAACCTCTGGTTCAGTCCATATAAAGATTGGTAGTGAGGTTATGTCTGGTACGATTAATAATAGTGGTGCAATCAGTTCAATCACTCGTGGAGTTGAAGGTACTGCCGCTACTCATAGTACTGGCGCTTCAATAGAACTATATCAGATTAATGGTATTCCTTTGACAGAAATCAACAAGACTCATAATGCACTTGCAAATATTGGTATCGACTCATATACAGTTTCTACAACTGCAAATGCAAATGCTGATGGTACAAGTGGTGGTTCAGTTGCAACTGCAACAGAGAATGCTCAGATGGATCAGATTCATACGCTTCTTCCTACAGTAGAACTTCCAGATACAAGTATCTCTACTTCTGTTATTACAACAACTGGTACGTCACCAAGTGGCAACCAGACTTCCTTTGCACAGTCAACGGTTTCTGAGAGTATTCCAACGAATGATAACTATATCTTTGCTAGACCTAGATTGATTGCTTCTTCAATCAACGAGACTTTAGAGTTGTCTGGCAATAAATCATTCAAGTGTATTCTAAATCTTACCACTGACAGAGAAAATCTATCCCCATTGTTAGACTTGGATAGAAAGAGTGTTGTTGCGGTTTCTAACAGAATCAATAATATTGATAGTGCTTCTGACTTGAGTTCTGTTACTGAACTACAGGCAGATTTCATTCCTGCCACTGAACCAGAAGGTGATAATAACGAGTCGGTTTATGTAACTCGTAAAGTGTCACTACAAAATCCTGCTACTGCAATCAGAATGTATGTTGATGCGGTGCAGTTTGATAGTTCAGAAATTCAGGCAATGTTCAAGATACTTCGTTCAGACGATTCATCAGACTTTGATGAAATCGGATGGCAATACTTTAACACAAATGGACAACCAGATGAAACAGTCAATGCTTCTATTAATGAAACAGACTTCATTGAGAGAAAGTATTCTGCTGAAGGTTTGGAAGAGTTCATTTCTTTCGCAATCAAGATTAGGTTACAGGGAACAAACTCTTGTGAAGTTCCATATCTAAAAGACCTAAGAGCGATTGCATTGGCGACATAAGATGACAGAATATATCAAAGTAGAAAATCATCCAGACTTAGTGAGAGATACCCATTCTCGTGCGATTGTGAATACAGACTTGTCTGCTTATCAAGCAGCAGTTGCACGCTCTCGTACTGCACAAAAGAATAAAGATGAACTAAGGGATGCAGTAAGAGATATAAATAGTCTAAAGTCAGAGATGCATGAAATTAAGTCTCTATTAATGCAAATGATGGATAAGAAATAATGGCAGATCGTAACGCACCAGCTAGTTTCACTTTTGAAGAGTGGAGAGTAGAATTTAACGAACTCGCAACAGATGTGGGTGACATTGCGAATCTACCAACTTCTGTTAATGGCACTGCTGTATCAGATGTTATCGAAGCAGTCAAACAACTTGAACTTGCTCTTAGTAGTGTCATGTTTCCTACAGTCATTGACTTTGATGATTCTACTGGCGTGAACAGTGAAAGAATCAAAATGGGCACACATGATGATTTACAAATATACCATGATGGTTCAAACTCAATAATCAATCACACTGGTACAGGTAGTTTGCAGTTGACTTCGGATGCAACCACACTTACATTTCCAGGCACAAGTGGAATCATTGCAACTGAAGGTTTTGGAATTGCACTTGCAGTTGCCCTTGGATAATGATTATAAATAATATAAACAAAGGAAGATAAAAGAATGGCAAACAATTTTAAGAATGCATTTGCAACGAGTGTATCCACTAACAGCGGTTCACCTACAGATGTATATACTGCAAACAATGGTTCTGCCGTCAACTCAATTCTTATCGAACTTGATATAGCGAACACTGGAACTTCTGCTGTTTCTACTACTGTCCTCATTCGTGATAGTTCTGCAAGCGCATCATTCCATGTTGTTAAAAATGCTCCGATCCCGCCGGGCTCGTCATTGAAAGTTGTGTCGGGTCAAAAGATTGTATTGAATGGAAATGACAAAGTTCAAGTATATGCTAGTGCGGCAACCGTAGATGTTGTTGCTTCTATTCTAGAAGATGTAACATAAGGGGTGGATTAAATGTCTAACTATATTGGTGTTCCATACATTAATCAGATTTCGCCCAGTTTTCCAAAGGAAGATTTTAATGGGTCTAACTTTGGTAATGTAACTGGAGCGTATGCAACTCATACAAATGCGATAGCATTATCTGTTGATGTGCCTGGCGCTAATGCAGAGAACCTCTTGGTCGTTTTGGATAACGTGGTTCAAGAACCAGATGTGGCATATACTGTTCACGAGGATTCAAATAACCAACCAAAGATTTTGAAGTTCTCAGAAGCGCCTGCTACCAACGCTTCTATCTATGTTGTACATAGAGGTATTGGTAACTACAATATGGCGCCTCCTGCTGGTTCTGTTACTTCAACACAACTTGCTTCTGGACTAAAGAATATTACTACAGATTCATTCACAGGTAATGGTTCAGCGACTGCATACACACTTACAGAAACGCCTCCTCATGCAAACTCAATTCTTGTGATTGTTGATGGTATCGTACAAAAGGTTTCGACTAACTATAATGTATCTGGAGCAACTTTAACATTTAGTTCTGCACCAGATGCTAGTGCAGAGATTGAAGTAAAACATTTGGGTGTGCGTGGTGTTATTCGCAGAGGCCCAGATTTTCAAATAGACAATCTGACAGGGGATGGTTCTGCTACTGCATTCACTTTAACAAATGCTGGTGTCACAGCGAATAATGCTTTTGTATATTACAATGGTGTGTGTTTGAAACCTACTACTGATTATGGTATTAGTGGTACTACAATTACATTCACATTCGCTCCTGTTAATGCATCAGAAATAATGGTAAGGTATCAACTATAATGGCAAGTAAATCAAAAAATATCGCAGAACTTCTTAACGGTGACGTTACTATTGATGCAACTGACATTGCCAGTAACTCAGTTACTACGGCAAAGATTGCTGATGATGCAGTAACAAGTGCGAAACTAGAAAACAATGTTACAATCGCTGGAAATTTCGATGCAAGTGCTGGTACTATCAAGTTAGATGGCAATTATCCAACAGGTACAGATAATACTGCTTTAGGTAATGGTGCGCTGGATGATGGTTCGTTGTCTGGTGGTTATAACGTAGCAGTAGGCGAAGCTGCCCTTGGTGAGAACGAGGGCGGTCAAGAAAATACTGCTGTTGGTTGGAATAGTTTAGATGCAAATACTTCCGGCAATAACAATACTTCTTTGGGCTCGCAATCTATGGGTGGAAACACCACTGGATCTAGTAATACAGCAGTGGGCAAAAATGCTTTAAGAACAAATTCAACCGGCGGGAGCAACGTATCTGTTGGAACATCCGCTTTGAATGCAAACACAACAGCTAGTGGCAACAATGCGTTGGGCGTAAACGCTCTGTTGAATAACACTACAGGGGCCGCCAATACTGCTATGGGCTATGCTTCGATGCAAGCGAACACTACCGCTTCCGAAAATACGGCGTTCGGCTACAATTCTCTTTTATCTAATACTACTGGAGCTGAAAATGTAGCATTTGGCGACAATGCTCTGCGTTCCAATACTACAGCGTCAAATAATACCGCTCTTGGCAGAACCGCTCTATTTACAAATACTACTGGAGCAGCGTTGACAGCTGTCGGCACTCAGGCACTTCGTCAAAACACAACTGCTAGTAACAATACCGCTGTGGGCCGCAGTGCGCTTTATAATGCTACTACAGGCGGCGAGAATACTGCGGTGGGCCAAGGTGCGCTTCAGACTATAACAACTAACAACAACAGCACCGGCATTGGACAAGCAGCAGGTAACGCTTCAACTGGAAGTTACAATACTTTTCTTGGTGCAAGAAGTGGAGCGACTCAATCGTCTGGCGACCAAAATACCTATGTCGGCGAGGCTTCTGGTTATTCTATGACTACAGGGACTCGCAACTCTATCCTTGGACGCTATAGTGGTAATGCCGGCGGGTTAGACATTCGCTCACTCAGCAACCAAATCGTTCTGTCTGATGGTGATGGCAATCCTAGAATGCTATTAACTGCCTCTGGTAAGTGCGGAGTTGGTGCTAACCTAGACCCAAATGGTGGCGCACAGTTTATAGCCCAGCAACCAGATAATAGTGTTGCTGTTGATGCTCGTTCCACAAGCTATTCTTACACCAACATTGTTTTGCTAGTTGGTTCAAACACTAACACCACAAACAGCACCTATAACCACATCCGTGCCGACATTCACGGTGTTGCACAAAAGTTTGCGGTGCGAGATAGTGGTAATGTTGTAAATAGTAACAACAGTTATGGTTCTCTGTCGGACGCTCGCTTAAAAGAAAACATTACTGATGCTACATCTCAGTGGGATGACATAAAAGCAGTTCAAGTTCGTAAGTATAATCGTTTAGGTGAAACACAAAAAGAACTAGGAGTTGTTGCACAAGAACTTGAAGAATCTGGTATGGGTGGACTTACTGAAGATGCCACAGTTTACGATGTTGTAAACAATCCAGATGAGGAAACTCGTAAGAGTGTTAAGTATAGCATCCTCTACATGAAAGCACTTAAAGCACTACAAGAAGCTATGACACGAATTGAAACACTTGAGTCTAAAGTAGAGGCGCTTGAGTCCTAACACATAGGAGAATAAAATGGACGAACTAACAAAAGAAGAAATCGCACAGAACTACACCGCAATGGGTCACAGCGTTGACCTCATCAATGCTATCATCGCTGGCGACACTATGGCAGATGACGATGCAGCAGATAAGCAGAAATGCGTAGACAGAAATGTTGAACATCTGGAATTGATGGTAGCAAAGGATTTTTGGACTACTGAAAATATGACAGCAGTTAATGCTGCTATCACTGCTGGTAAAGATTATACAGCAGAATAAATAAGAGTATGATAAACAAAGGTAGAATGATATGAGTAACTATATTGGAGCAGAACCGTCCTACGGAGTATTTGATAAACAGGTACTTGCTGGTGATGGTGCGACTACACAATTCAATCTAGATCATCCAGTGGCAACATCTTCACAACTGTTGGTCTCTTTGGATGGTGTTATCCAAGAGCCAGACCATTCGTATACCGTTTCTAGTTCTACTGGACAGGGAGTTATTAACTTCTCTGAAGCACCAGATAATGGTGGTAGAGTCTTTATCACATATATGGGTAGACAACTACTACAGGCATCTGTTTCTCAATCTGAATCCTTTGTGGATGAATTTAATGGTAATGGTTCTACTACTGCATTTACTCTTACAAGAACACCAGTATCTAACGATGCAAGAAACTTCATGGTATTCGTAGATAACGTCTATCAGAGAGAGGGTTCTTCATATGCATTTACTGTTAGTGGACAGACAATAACATTTTCTGCCGCTCCCCCAAGTGGAACAAATAATATTCAAGTTTATCAACTTAATAATATTAACACACTAAATAGTGTTGCAGATAATACTATCACAGTTGCAAAGGTTCAACAAGGAGTATTTGACCAAGCAGAAGATGATGCAACTGCATTGGCAATTGCTTTAGGATAACATAGGAAAGAAAAATGGCGAACACATTCAAAAATGCAGCAGCAGCAAACGTATCCAATAGTTCATATGCAACTTTGTATACTTGCCCTTCTAGTACACAGACTGTTGTTCTTGGACTTGCAATTGCAAACAAGACAACTAGTGCTGTAACAGTACAGGTTCAGTTTACAGATAGTTCTGCTTCTAATGCTACATTTCAACTTTTAGAAAGTGTAAGTATTCCAGCAAATACTACACTGGAAACACTTGCTGGACAAAAATATATTTTAGAGGCGGGAGACATCCTCAAAGTCAAAGCGGGAACTGGTTCTGCTATTGATGTAGTAATGGGTCTCATGGAAAAGTCATAAGGGTGATATAATATGCCATTTATAGGAAAAAATCCAACCGCTGGTTTTGCTACAATCGTTAAAGATGATTTTACAGGAAACGGTTCAACCACAGTATTTACGTTATCAAAGCAAGTTGCAACTGTAACTGATATTGCTGTCTATGTAGGTAATGTTCGCCAAGAACCTACTGATGCTTATACTGTTAGTGGAACAACTTTAACAATGAGTGCTGCACCGGCAACTGGTGTAAACTTTTATGTCCTACACATTGCTGGTACAGTTGAAAGTTCTGTCATTCCACCAGACTTATCTATCGGAACTGCAAAGATTAATAACAGTGCTGTAACAACTGCAAAGATTGCTGATAATGCCGTTACAAGTGATAAGATTTCAGATACACTCACAATTCCAACACAACTTATAACGCCTTCTGTTGCTGGAAGCGCTGACACTGATACATCTATTTCATTTCCAGGCAGTAATATTGTTCAAGTAAATAATGGGGCGTCTGCAAGATATAAATTTCATAATCTAAACGGAAATAGTTTATTTGAGGTTGAGTCAAGTAGCACTGGTGGTAGTGGCGCTGGTGGTGCAATGGTACGATTCAAAGGAAGTAATGGAACACCAGTAAATATTGCATCTATTGATGGTTCGATGACAAATGGTACTTCGGGCGCTGAGAGTGGGATACTTTCATTCTTCACTATGAACTCTGGAACAAATTCTGAAAAAGTTAGAATATTCAGTAATGGTTCAATGGCTGTTCCCAATGGTGTTGCGATTGGAAATGGTATTAATGCATCTGCATCTAATCTTCTTGACGATTATGAAGAAGGCACATTTACTCCAACATTTAGTTTTACTAACAGTAACGGAAATCACACCACTAGTGGTGCAACTGGACACTATGTAAAAATAGGTACACTAGTTCATATTCAAGGTTATATTAAACTTGCAACAAGAGGTACTGCAAATGGTGCAATTAGAATTGCATCGTTGCCGTTTACAAATATTAATTCTGGCAGTTCATACGCCGCTGGTTCTGTATGGATGAATAGTATGAATAGTGGAGCACCTATGGATGGTGACTTCATGCAATATTTGATTATAAATCCGAACGGCGACCATTTAAGATTATGGTGTTTGTCTGGTAGTGGTGCAGTCCATGAGGCAACTCAAGGTGACGTTCAAGACCAAAGTGATTTTATGTTTACAATAACATATAGAAACGCATAATAAATAAGATTATAGGAAAGATTTAATGAGTAAAATTGCACTGACACCGAATGCAAGTGGAAATGGAACAGTAACTATTACTGCTCCAAACACTAATACTGATCGCACTTTGACTATTCCAGATGTTACTGGAAATGTTGTGACAACAGGTGACAGTGGAACTGTTGTTGCTGGAATGATTGGTTCTGGTGCTGTAGAGTATGCTAAGTTAGACCAGACACTTGGTACTTGGAATAAATTAACTGATGTGAGTATTGCTGCTAATACAGCACCACAAATGATGTTTCACAGTATTCTCAATGGGCCTTACCAATACTACAAGGTTATTGGAAAGATAGGTGGTTCACAGACAACTGGTAATGCAAATATGCAACTTAGATGGGTTACTGGAACTGGAACAGACATAAGTGGTTCAACATATCATAGTGGAAACAGTGGTTACTTGTCTGACGGCAACTTCAATAATGGTTCAGGCCTGAACCATAACGCTGCTTATATTCTTGTTCATACTTCAACTGGCACATCTAATTTTGTAGATATGACGTTAATACCCTCACTCGCATATGGATTTGGACATATTCACACACATGATCAAAATACACATATCGGTGTTACTACTTTTGGTTTTAAGTATAACGCTGGGTTTTCAGATATTTCTGGAATTAAAGTTTATCCTAGCGGCGGTAATATGACAGAAGTTGATTTAACAGTTTTTGGTATGAAAACGTCTGGAAGTTTAGGGGGATAATATAATGGCATATTCAGTAAATAGTGAAACAAAAGTTGCAACCCTTGACGGAGTTGAATACAAACCGTCTGCTGTGCATGACGGTAAAGAACTAACATACGTTGCATTGACAGAAGATGAGTGTAAGTTCTTCAAAGATTTACACGCAACTATTCCTGCTCAACAATTAGAACATCTTAGAAAAATGAGAAATCAAAAACTCGCAGAATGTGATTGGACACAATCAGCAGATAGTTCTCTAACTGATTCAAAAAAGACAGCGTGGGTAACATATAGAACTGCCCTTAAAGACATAACTAAAACATATCAATCCACAGAAGATGATGGATTTAGCTGGCCGGAGAAACCAGAATGAGTACATTAAAAACAGATACCTTATCAACTGTTAGTGGTTCTGGTAGTATTACAGTAAGTACTGATCTAACTGCATCTGGTAATGCAACTGCAAACTCAATAAATTTAGGTGGAAGAAGTCTTGGTGCTGGTGGAACTCCATTAGGTGTTAATTTTAGTTCTGCTGTTACAAATGGTATGCAGATTAATGATACTAACTCTGGTAACTTAGGTGGAATGATGGGTTTCTACTCTGGTTCTGGAGCTGGTACAAATCGGGCAAATATTCAAAATGCAAATAACGCTGGTATCCATGTGTGTGTGGGAACTAGTGGTTCAGTTACATTTGGTGCATTAGGTTATACTGCTGCAAACGCCCTTGACGATTATGAAGAAGGCACTTGGACTCCAACATACGATACTGGATTTCCTGCTGGTAGTCCAGAAGAAGTAGTTCAAGGGGCAAAATATGTTAAGGTTGGCAGTCTTGTTCATTGCATTTTAAGACTTCAGGCAAGAAATGATGGAACTAGTATGCAGTTAGGCGGATTACCTTTTGTACCAAATTGCGATGGTGGTTTTGGTACAGTAGGACACGACTCTCACACTACAAGAAAAGAAAGAATATTTTCTGGTAATAGTTGGATTGCTTGGGTATACAGTGGAACATCTGGTTCATTAGTAAATCACTATTTCACCATAACGTATACAACTGACTCATAAATAATATGAACAAGATTAGGAAACAATAATATGCCATTTATCGGAAAACAACCACAGGCTGGTGCATATTCAAAGTTAGACGCAATAACAACTTCTGCTACTGCTACTTATAACTTGACACTAGATAGTGGTGCATACTCTCCTCAGAGTGCTAACCACTTGTTGGTTTCACTTAATGGTGTTATTCAAGCTCCACAAGATTCATTCACGGTCAGTGGTTCACAGATTATATTTGACTCTGCATTGACAAGTAATGACGTTATTGACTTTATTATTGCACTTGGTGATACACTGGATATTGGTGTACCTAGTGCTGGTTCTGTTAATACAAGTCAGTTGGCAAACGATGCTGTGACTGCTGCAAAGATTGCTGCAGGAGTTGTTAATACAACAGAACTTGCAAGTAATGCTGTAACAACTGCAAAGATTGCTGATGATGCCATTACTGGTGCAAAAATTGAAAACAATCCAACTATTGCTGGAAACCTTGCTGTTACTGGCACCAGTGCATTAACTGGTAATGTAGGTATTGGAACAGCTGCTGGTGGTAATCCTTTAGCAGTACAAGCAGATAGCGGTGCTGGTGGTATTGATATACTTGGTCGTTCATCTGATAACACTGCTACTATGGTGATTGGTAAAAGTGCTGATGGAAATACAATGTACAATACCATTACTAGTTATTCAAACAGAATGAGAATTCAGTCTGGTTTTTCTGGTGACAGCAATTCAATAGAATTTTATACGAATGACGGTTTGAGTATGAACATTGACTCTGCTGGTAGAGTTACCGCTGCAGGCACGCCATATTTTAGAGTTCAAAAAACTAATGGTAGTTTGACAAGTGCTCAGATTATTATATGGAATACTGTCATTCAAAATGTTGGTAGTCATTATAACAGTTCAAATGGAAGATTTACTGCTCCAGTTAATGGAGTATATCAATTTAACGTATTGGGGTCTATCACTTCTAGTCCAACAGACACTTCATTACACAGAGTAAGAATTAACGGAACTTTTCAATCAGACTTATTTCCAATTGCTACGAATGATGCAAGTCATATTTCTTACTGTCTTGCCTTTGCGCTCAAGTTGAGTGCAAATGATTATGTAGACATAGAATCTGGTAGTTCAACATGGTATGGAACTGGAAACTATCATAATGGTTATACTGGTTATCTAGTAGGATAAATAGTTCAAATAGGAGAATATAATGGCGGAAATTAAAGTAACAGTATCAGATACACAAGTAAAGTGTCTTGAGTATGCTGCTTATTCGGTACAAGATTGGTGTGATAATGTAATTCACGAACGTGCTCGTATTGCACAAGAAGAAATTATTGCTAAACTGGTTACACATTGCAATGCAAATGATATTGCTCTTGCTACTGGTGTTGAAGCACAAATCACTCAAGCATATACCTTAGAGGTAGTTGATACCGCAAAGAAAATATCTGATGCTGCTGTTATGACAGAATAAATAACTTTATACCTCTAGTGGATGCTAGGGGCGGACAAAAGGAGAAAAATAATGGCGATTACAAAACGTATAGAAGAAGATAAAATTGAAGTAGTAGGCGAGTTCAAGCATATTCAAGTGAGAACCGCTACTGTTATTGAAGAAGATGGTGTGGAACTTTCAAGAAGTTTCCATAGACACACTGTTGCACCAGACTCAGATTCATCTGGAGAAAGTGCAGACGTAAAAGCAATGGTTGCACAGTTTCATACTGATGCAGTCAAAACTGCCTATGCTGCTCATCTAGCAGAACAGGTGCAAGAAGAAGAAGAATAAAAAAACTTAAAGGGGATAAGTGATGCCACTATCTAAAGTACAATCACAAGTTATAGAGAACATTGACGGAGGCGGTTCTGATGCTGTTTTCTTTACCAATGATCAGACTATGACAGTAGACTATACTCTTGCTGCTGATAAGAACGCTGTAACTGCTGGGCCTATCACAGTGAATAGTGGTGTCACCCTCACCATTTCCTCTGGTGCAAGATTGGTGGTAGTATAATGGCAATTACTTTAGACGGAACAAATGGTGTAACCACACCAGCATCCACAAATACTGGAAATGAAAGTATAACTGGTAATATTACAACAAATGGACAAGTTGGAGTTAATACTTCTGGGAATACTGTAACTGGAAGATTCGGAACTGGTATTACAGTTCGTAGGGCAGTTCCAGAAGTTCACCTAAAAAGAGATGACAATCAAGGTGAAGGCGGTATTCTTCTTGATAATGCTTCATCTACTCAGCGTTTGTTTGTAGGCACATACAACGGAAACCAAGAAACACATATTGGAACTAACGGAACACAAAGATTAGTTATTAATAATTCTGGTCATATAACTATGCCAAACCAACCAGCGTTTATGGCGTTCAAAGTTGGTAATCAATCTGTCGGCGCTTCAACAACACAAGTAACTGGTTGGAATAACAACTTAGATGTTGGTAGTAATTGGGATAATACTAACAATAGATATACAGTTCCAACTGCTGGAATTTATCTTGCTGGTGGTTTTTATCAAGCTAGTGGTACAACTGGATTGCATTTTGGAATTTTGAAGAATGGTGCTGCTTATGGAAACGACAGTTTTTTAGATATAGTTGATGCTAGTGCTAACGGATATTCTGTACCATTTTCAATGGCTGCAAACGATTATTTTACATGGATAGCATACTGTTCTACAACTAAGACCATCAATGCAAACAGAACTAAAATCTGGGTAATCAAAGTATCCTAGTAAATAGATTTAATTAAACAGGAGAATATAATGGCAGAGATTAAGGTGACAGTATCAGATACACAGGTAAAGTGTCTTGAGTATGCTGCTTATTCAGTTCAAGATTGGTGTGATAATGTAATTCATAATCGTGCTCGTCAAGCACAAGAAGAGATTATCGCAAAACTAGTCGCACATTGCAATGCAAATGGTATCGCAATCGCAACTGGTGCTGATGCACAAGTTACTCAAGCATACACTCTGAAATTAGTTGATACTGCAACAGAGTAAGGAAACCTACAATGGCACTCATTAAACTAAACTCAAGAGCGATACCAGACAATACAGTTATAGCATCTGATATTGCTGACGGTTCTGTTTCTACTGCAAAACTTGCTGCTGGGGCGGTTTCTGGAGCAAAGCTTGCTGCTGATGCCGTTACAGAAGATAAGATTGCAAGTACGGTTACACTTGGACATAGAAATTTACTTATCAACGGCGACTTCCAAGAATGGCAAAGAGGCACATCTGGAACAGTTAATCAATACGCTTGTGATAGATGGTATGGTTGGGGAAACCAACACGCCTTAACTCAACAACAAGCAGAGAATGCAACTCACAATAGTGGAAGATTTGCACTAAGAGTTGCACACAATGATGGTACAGCAAATACTTTTAGTTCAATCGCACAAACTCTTGAAACAAGAGATGCTGCTCAATGTAGAGGTAAAAAGGTAACATTCTCTATTGATGTTAAAAAGGGTTCTGCATTTACTGGTAGTTTAACATTACAGATTGTAACAAGAACAGATGCAGAGGGTACTATTAATACTGGAACAAGACAAGTTTTGGTAACAGAAGATATTACTAGTTCTCTTACTACAAGTTTACAAAGATTCACTTGTACTACAAGTAGTGTGTGTGCTCAAAACATCAGAGTTATTGGTGTGAATGTTAATCATACTGGTACATCTGGAACTGATGCAAACAATAACTTTCAAGTAGAACGTGCCCAGTTAGAGATTGGCGAACACGCAACAGCGTTTGAGACAACTGATGCTAGTACTAATTTTGCTAGATGTCAACGCTATTTTCAAGTCCATGCTGGATTAAATATTAGAGGTTATGCTTCTACTGGATTTACTAGAGTAGAAAACATGGTATCACTACCAGTAACAATGAGGGCATCACCAACAAGTGCTATAACTGTAACTGGAAACTCTACTAATGTTAGAAGCGGTGTTTCAACATATTCTGGTTTTAGATTGGGCACCACGCCAGGTAATGCTATTTTATCAGTTGAATCAGCAGGTGCTGGAATAACACATATTTCTAATAGAACAGAAACATTATCAGCGGAGTTCTAAAAAATGTATGAAATGAAAATTACATCAGCAAAATATTTTACTGAAGATAAGGTAATGATACTTGCCAACATTGATGGACAAGAGATGTCAGTGCCTACAGACCCAGCAAATATACACTATGTTGAAATTCTAAAACAAGTTGCAGACGGCGACTTAACAATTGAAGATGCAGACTAAATAAAGAGAAACAGAGAGAACGCAAATGCCAATTTCAAGAATCAAAACAGACGGAATTAACGATGATGCTATCACCTCGGCAAAGATTGGCGTAGACGTTATTGTTGCTGACGATCTTGCAGCTAATTCTGTTACTGTATCTGAACTCACAAATAATGCCGTAACAACTGCAAAGATTGCTAATGGTGCTATTACGGATGTTAAACTTGCAACTGATTCAGTTGGTACAGATGCGATAGGTACTGGTGTTGTAGGAACAACACAAATTGCTGCTGATGCTGTTACTGGCGATAAACTTGCAAATAATATTACAATCGCTGGTACAACCACATCTACTGGAGCTCTTACTGCTAGTGCGACAAGCACCTTAGTTGGTTCTGTGACTCATGGAACTGATTCTGGAGATACTAGATTTAATTTCAATGGGCCCAATCAGTATAGGTTGACTATTAAAAGGGGTGGCAATATTGCTGGACAAATTGGTGGTGGTGGAGCAGATGATTTACGATTTAGTAATGCTGCTGGTGCAACTACTATGACTCTTAAATCTGGTAAACTGGGCGTTGGCACAGAGAGTCCTTCAAATAAATTGCACCTTTATTCTGGTGCATCTGGCGGTACACCACAATCACGTGCTGCTTTAATTATTGAAGATAGCGATGGAAACGGCGACTCGCTTCAGTTCCTTGGCAGCGACAGTAACTTCCAATCTATCTTTTTTGGAGATGCTTCTGATAACGATGTTGGAAGAATTGCGTATAGTCATAGTGGAAACAATATGCGGTTCACTGTGGCGGGTGCTGAACGTATGCGTATCGACAGCAGTGGCCATGTGGGTATAGCTGAAAGTAGTAGTGTAGATGGTAGACTTCATATTAACAGCACTGGACAAAATAATGCCAGTGGTATCAACATCTTACTAGAATGTACTTCTGGTGGCGGTAGACAATGGGCACACAGAATTTCTGAAACGGGCGTAAATAATGGTTGGTATGTTATCAGAGATCAAACTGCTAACAAAACCAGATTACAAATCCATGAGAACATTTATTGGATGATTAACCCCAATAATGAACAAACTCATGTTCGGATTGGAACAACAGGTGCCATTGGTACAGGATATGCTGGATTTGAACTAGTAAGAACTTCTGACCATATTGGAGTGATGAATATTGGTAAAACATACAGTGGTAATACTTCTGCTGTTAAGTTTTGGCATTCAGCATCACAGGTAGGGTCAATTACCTACAGCAACTCGGCAACCGCCTACAACACCTCATCAGACTACCGCCTAAAAGAAAACGTAACGGCTGATTGGGATGCAACCACACGCTTAAAGCAACTCAACCCTGTTCGCTTTAACTTTATCGCTGACGCAGATACTACAGTCGATGGTTTCTTGGCACACGAGGTGCAGTCAATTGTTCCAGAAGCAATCACTGGCACACACAATGAAGTAGATGATGAAGGCAACCCTGTCTATCAAGGAATCGACCAAGGCAAGCTTGTGCCTCTACTCATAAAGACAATTCAAGAATTAGAAGCTCGTATAACTGATCTAGAATCAAACTAATTTTCAAAATATCTAACACACAATCCTTATAAATAGAACAAAGGAGACTGTGTTCGATGGCAACTATTTCTAATTTATTCATAGACCAAGGTGCTGATTTCACTACGACAGTGACAATCAATGATGCTACTGGTTCTGCACTTGATTTGACAGGTTACACTGCACTTGCGATGATTCGTAAAACTTACCAATCATCAACTGCTGTAACTTTTACAAACGCTTTTGTATCTCCACGAACATCTGGTCAAATCACAATTTCACTAACAGACACACAAACCACTGCTCTTGAATCTGGACGTTACGTTTATGATCTAGTCATAACCGATTCGTCTGGTAATAAAACAAGAGTGGTTGAAGGTATTGCAACTGTAAACCCAAGCGTATCAAGGTAAAACTATGGCAATCACAGCAACAGTAAATACAGCAAGAACGGTAGTTGGTTCTGTATCGCAAGGAAACCAACCACAAGTAACTCGTGTAACTGTGCCGGGCCCAAAAGGGGACTCTGGAACAATTGTGGGAGCATCAACTATTCAGTTATCTGGATTAGCAGATGTTGACACAACATCTTTTTCAGTACAAGATGGTTCTCTGCTTCAATATAGATCATCTACTGGAAAATGGACTGCTCGAAATGAACTTGATACAACCACTGGAAATCTCGTATTGAGTGGTGGAAGTTTTTAACACATAGGAAGAAAGTAAAATGGCACTAACATTACAAATTAAAAGGTCTACTGGTAGTACCGCTCCTGGCGCCCTCGCAGATGGTGAACTCGCCTATACCCACGGCAACGAGAAATTCTACATTGGTGATGGTTCAACAGTAAAGGTTATCGGGGGTAAGTATTATAATGATCTAATCGACCACACTGCTGGAACTCTGACTGCTAGTTCTGCTGTCCTTGTTGACAGTAATAAAGCAATAGATGAGATACTTGTTGGCAATCATGCAACAACAGGTGGACAAATTAAACTCAATGAAGGTACTAACAATGGTACACACTTTGTTGGACTGAAAGCGCCCAATGCTCTTGGCGGTAACGTAACATTTACCCTACCAACTGCTGATGGAAACGCAAATGAATTTCTAAAAACAGACGGTTCTGGTGCATTATCATTTGCCGCAATCTCAACCTCATTTACACTTGCTGCTGACAGTGGTTCTGACGACTCATTTAGTACAAGTGGAACACTAACATTCACTGGTGGTGCTGGTATTGACACAACTGTTTCTAATGATACAATCACAATCGCAGCAGAACTTGCTACAGAGACAAACGCTGGTGTTGCAACATTTGATGGAACAGACTTTACTGTAACTTCTGGTGACGTAACAGTAAATGCAGAAAGAGTACAAGACATTGCTGGTGCCATGTTCTCATCTAATACAGAGACTCGTATAACTGCCACATATCAAGATAGTGATGGTACTGTTGACTTGGTTGTTGATGATGACCTTGCAAACTATAGTAACTCAAACAGTGGATTTATTACTGCAAGTTCAACTGACACACTAACAAACAAAACAATCAACGGTTCACAGTTGGTTGATGGTTCTGTAACTAACGCAAAACTTGCTGGTTCAATTGCAAATGGTAAACTTGCAAACTCTACAGTTTCTTATGGTGGGGTTTCTCTTGCACTTGGTGCTACAGATGCTACACCAGCATTCGACTTGTCAGATGCAACAAACTATCCAACATCATCTCTTACTGGTACAATCACCAACTCACAACTTGCTGGTTCGATTGCAAACAGTAAACTTGCAAACGATGGTATTACAATCGGTTCTGATGACACATCACTTGGTGGTACAATCACAGACTTGAACGGATTGACTTCTGTAGATGTAGATAATATCACACTTGATGCAAATACAATCTCAACAACAAACTCAAACGGTAACTTGGTACTGTCTCCAAATGGAACAGGATCAGTAACAGTTCCTTCTGGTTATGAAGGGCGTGCCGGTTTTAGTTCAGATTCACTTGTAAACAAAACATACGTTGATAGTGTTGCAAATGGACTTGATGTTAAAGCATCTGTAAGAGTTGCTACAACTGCAAACCTCGCTGGAACATATAACAACGGTGCTGGTACAATCACTGCTGGTTCAAACGGTGCAATCTCAATTGATGGTGTAACTCTAACAACAAACGACAGAGTTCTTGTTAAAGACCAATCAACTGGTGCTCAAAATGGTTTCTATAAAGTAACAACCGTAGGTTCTGGTTCTGCTGCATTTGTTCTTACAAGAACACCAGATGCAGACGCTGCCTCTGAACTTACTGCCGGCGCATTTACTTTTGTTGAAGAAGGTACTGCAAATGCAGACAACGGTTATGTTCTTTCTACTAATGGTGCAATCACACTAGGCACAACTGCAATCACTTTTGAACAGTTCTCTGGTGCTGGACAAATCAGTGCTGGTAATGGTTTGACAAAAACTGGTAATACAATAGATGTTGTGGGAACAGCAGATAAGATTACTGTATCTGCAAACGCACTTACAATCGCATCAACTTATGTTGGACAATCATCTATTACTACTTTAGGAACAATCACAACTGGTGTTTGGAATGGTACTGCAATCGCAGCGAC